CGCCGTTTCCGGCGTGACGTTCCGCTACACGTTGGACGGCACTGATCCGCGCAGCTCCACCACCGCGCAGGATTACAGCTCCGCAGTTACGCTGGCCGCCGGTCAGACGATGCGCGCCGTCGGCACCAAGGACGGCTGCGTCGGCATCGAAGCCACCAAGGACTACGAGTAAATCACTCGGAAGCCGCCAACCAAAGCGGCCAGAGCTAACCCCTCTGGCCGCTTTTTTGCAAATCACAGGAGATCAGGAGAGTTGAACGCATGGCAGCGCCTTATTACAAGAAGAAAGAGCCGACCGTCGACTTTGGCGAGCTGAACCCCAAGCAGAAGCAATTCACGCAGGCGCGCAGCCGCTACGTCGGCTACGGCGGCGCGCGAGGCGGCGGCAAGTCGCACGTGCTGCGCATTAAGGCGCTTATGGGTGCGCTGACCTATCCCGATATCCGCATTCTGATCGTCCGACGCGAGTATCCCGAGTTGGAGCAGGGCATTATCATCCCCATGCGCAAGATGGTCCCTGCCGAGCTCGCGACCTACAACGGCGGGATGCACATGTTCACCTTCTACAACGGCGCGATCATCAAATTCGGCCACTACGGCAGCGGCGACGACATCGAGTATCAGGGTCAGGAATATGACTGGATATTCATCGACGAGGCGACACAATTCACCGAAGAGCAGTTCCGCACGCTGGGCGCGTGCCTGCGCGGCGCAACGAAGATCCCGCGCCGGATGTATCTGACCTGCAACCCCGGCGGCATCGGGCACGCATGGGTCAAGCGGCTTTTCATCGACCGGGAGTATCAGGACGGCGAAAAGGAAAAGGACTACACCTTCATCCACGCGACGGTGGACGATAACCCGCAGCTGTTGGAAGCGTCGCCGGAATACAAGCAGATGCTCGACCTGCTGCCCGAGGATGTGCGCAGGGCTTGGCGTTACGGCGACTGGGACGCGCTGGCGGGCACGTTCTTCCCCGAGTTTCGCAAGGAAACGCATGTCATCGAGCCGTTTATGCGCATTCCGGCGGAATGGAAGAAGTACCGCGCATTCGACTACGGTCTCGATATGTTCGCCTGTCTCTGGATCGCGGTGGACTTTGAGGGCCGCTGCTACGTCTATCGCGAGGCACAGCAAAGCGGACTGATCGTCTCCGAGGCGGCGGCGCTGGCGCTTTCCATGACGCCTCCGGAGGAACACATCGAATTCACTATCGCGCCGCCGGATATGTGGAACCGGCAGAAGGACAGCGGTAAAAACATGGCCGAGCTGTTCGCGCAGAACGGCGTCGGTCTTCTGCGGGCGAGCAGCAACCGCGTGCAGGGCTGGGCGGCGGAAAAGGAAATGCTCAAGCCCCTGCGCGGCGAGAAGGACCGCCCCGGCCTTCTGGTGACAAGCAACTGCCGCGGGCTGATCCGAAATATCATGCTCATCCAGCATGACGAGAAAAATCCGAGCGACTGCGCGACTGAGCCGCACAACATCACGCATATCAACGACGCGCTGCGTTATTTCTGCATTACACGCACGCTGGGCGCGCAGCTGCCGGAAGCTGCGGAAGACCCGATGCCCGGCGAGGCATACGAGGACTATGACGAGGAAATGACCGGCGGCGAAATGGACGCAAGCTACCTTTCCTATGGGGGTGAATGATCTTGGCGCAGATCACGGCAAAGGACAATTCCAGCATTCTGAAAATCAAATCGTTCCTCGGTCTGAATGAGAATCCCGACGGCGATACCACGCTGAAGGTCGGCGAGATGGCCGAGATGCGAAACTTCCGCGTGACGCAGGACAAGCACCTGCAAATCCGCCCCGGCTCGAAAACGATTCTGAGCCTTGCTGACGCGCTCTCCGCGTTGAGTGAGGAAACCGCAGCAAGTGAAAGTGAAACGCGCATATACGGCGTTTGGCGCGGCATTGCGGGTACTTCTGAGCACATTCTTGCCGTGTACGGTGGGCACATTTGGGACGTTGACATCGAAAATGGCAGCGCAAGCAATAAAGGAGCCTGCCAAAGCAGCGAAACAACCTTCTTTGGCTTTGGCGGAAAGGTGTACCTGCTGAACGGGAGCGAATTCAAAAGCTGGGATGGCAGCAGCGAGACGATTTTTGAAACCGTCGATGGCTATGTGCCGCTCATCCAGACGGCCACGACGCCCAAGGGCGAGGGCACGCTTGTCGAAAGCGTGAACCGCCTGACCGGCAAGCGGCGCGTGGAGTTTTCCCCCGACGGAACCAGCAAGACATTTCAGCTGCCGGAAAAAGAAATCAACGAGGTTATCAGTGTCAAGTCCGGCGGTGAGAGCGTTACAGGCTGCACGATGGATATTGAAAAAGGCACGGTGACATTTCAGACCGCGCCCGCCGCGGGAACGAACACCGTGGAGATCGAATATCGCAAGGGTGACGGCGCGCGCAGCGATGTGACCGGCATGAAATACAGCGAGCTTTTCAACGGTGCGACGGATACTCGTGTGTTTCTCTACGGCGACGGCACAAACCGCGCCATTTACTCCGGCATTCCATACAAGACCGGTAAAGCAAGCGCAGAATATTTCCCTGATCTATACGAGCTGACGGTAGGTGAAAGCAACACGCCCCTCACAGCTCTGGTGCGTCACTATTCCCGCCTGATGGCGTTCAAGACAGACAGCGCTTGGGCAATTTTGCATGGTGAGATCAATCTTGCAGATGAAACGAGCACACCGGCTTTTTACGTTCAGCCCGTCAACCGCCAATTTGGCAACGAGGCACCCGGTCAGGTGCGATTGCTTGAAAATAACCCCCTGACCTTAGATGCGGGCAGCGTGTATCAGTGGCGCAGCGGCAGCAATTACGCAAGCTATATCTCCAACAACGAAAACAATGCCAAGCGCATCAGCGACCGCGTGGCCGCGACGCTCAAGAGCTTTGAACTGCCGAAGGTGCGCACGGCGAACATCAAGGGCAATCACGAATACTGGTTTTTATTCGGGCGGCGCGCCCTTATCCTGAACTACGCAAATGACGCGTGGTATCTCTACGAAGGGCTCCCCTTCGACCGCATTCTCGAGTGGAACGGTACGGTGCTCGGCTTTGCCGATGATGGGAAGGTCGTGGAGTTTTCCCACAAGTACCGCAACGACGACGGCGCGGCCATCAACTGCTACGCGGCGACCGGTGCGATGGACTTTGACAAGGACTGGCTGCTGAAATACAGCCCCATGATTTTTGTGGCTATGCAGCCCGCGTCCAATGCACGAATCACCGTCACAGTAGAGACAAATCGGCGCAGTGACTACCCGGAAAAAGTGGTAGCTTACAGCATCGCGACGTTCCTGCATGTGGACTTCAACCACTTCTCTTTCGCGACGAACCGAAAGCCACAGGTGAAGAAAGTGAAAATGAAGGTGAAAAAGGCGACATTCTACCGCCTGATTTTCAAAAGCAATTCCGCAAGCGCGACGGCGACGGTCATTGAAACGGACGTCCGGCTGCGCTACGCGGGCAATGTAAAGTGAAAGGAGCTGAAAGGATGAGCAAAAAAATGACCCCGGCGGCAGTTGCAGCGGAGTATGACGCGGGGGTGCAGTTCAACAGCGGAGTAAATCTCTACGACACAGTTCAGACAAACGAAAATTTCTTCATCGGTAAATAGCTTGCCGATGTAAAACCCCCGAAAAAAGCTGGAAAGCTAAACGAGACAAAACATCTAATGGAGGATGAATGATGATTGAAATGGTTGGCAAAAAATTCGGTCGGCTGACGGTCGTTGCACTTGACAGGCTGGAAAACCACAAAACGTACTGGAAGTGCGTATGCGATTGTGGGCTGACGGTCGTTGCAGTGGGAAACAACCTCAGGTCTGGGAACACGTCTTCTTGCGGCTGCCTAAGACGCGAAACGGCGAGCGCGCGCGGGAAGAAGAACACCGTCCACGGCGAGGGACACGACAACAAGACCCGGCTTTATTCCATCTGGTGTGGGATGCGGCAACGCTGCATGAATAAAAACCACCACGCTTTTGCGCTTTATGGCGGAAAAGGCGTAAGTGTCTGCGATGAGTGGAATAACTACCCAGCCTTTAAGGAATGGGCGCTTTCACACGGATATACGGACAATTTATCAATCGACCGTATCGACCCGAACGACGGATACCGCCCAGAGAATTGCCGGTGGATCACGATCAGTGAAAATGTCGCCAGAGCCAACAAAAACCATAAGTCTCGCAAGCTAATCAGAGGTGAAGACGCGCAGGAATGCGCGCCAGCCGCAACGCATAGTGGCAGGGCGAGAACCGCCATCAGCCACCACGAGGCGGGGGCACTCATAAAGGGTGAAAAGATATGCTGAACTCACGGGAAACCGCGAGAAGCAGGGGATA